AGATGGATGCGAGATTACGACCAAAGGAAGACGGGTTATTCTGATAAACTCCGCCGTCAATATATCTTCCGTTAAGAGTACCGGGAGTACTGCCGTTTAGAACAACGGATGGTAAATAGAAAGGAGCTGCTGATGTAACAAGTGCTACATTGCTTATCAGCTCATTCTGCCCAATAAACTCAGGGTAACTTGCATTGGAACAAATACTATATACACCTGTATCAATATTAGTACTTCCTTCTCTAAAAACTACCTTATACGTTGGTATAACTGCATTAGTTAATAAGTCCTGCATTGTTTTATTACCGAACAACGCTTGTATCTGTGATGTAAGTAACGCCGACCCGTAAGAAGTACCCGGATCAGTACCATAAAAAGGAACGCCTGAAACAGTTAATGAATATATTTTATTTGCAGTTGTAGCCCTACTTGATGGTGTGCCGTTAGTACTGAAAATAAGTTTTCCTTGCGTGGTAAATAAAGGCTCTAGCTCAGTTGTATTTTTACCGATTGCAAGAGCAAGAGCTAGCATACCGCCAATGGAAGTTCCGCAGATTACATCAAAATACTTCCATATCTCACTAGGGTTTATACCCCATAGCTGTACAAAATGACTTAAAAATTTAAGTGAAAGATATCCTCTTTCACCACCGCCGTCTAATTCTAAAACTCTAAGTGTATATGGATCAGCCATGAGAAAATAATAAGTTAGTTATTAACAAATCCCCCGGGAGTAAATGGTCTTGGATTAGGTACAGGCTTTGGATCATCTTTAACTATCGGTGTGCGTAGCTGTTCATTAGGTACATCAAGTTCATCCTTGCCGACCCATAAACCGGTCCAGACTTTCTGATCGCCTGCCCATTCGAATTGCTTGACCAATTCCTCATACATTTTCCAGCTGCGGTCGCATTGATATCGTCTTCTCTCAATACGCATTATATTTACCTAAATCATAATTAAGACTTATATCAACATTTTCACTATCGTTGCTAGTAGCAAGCGTAAAAGTCTCATCATATTGAGCTTTGAAACTATCAGCCATTTCCGGTTTATACTTGACAGCTAGCATCCAAGTTAGCCCGGCAGCTAACGCCGGATACATTCTAGCAGGTACTGATGTTGTATTGTAAAAGGCACCAGCATCATACATTGTTCTGATGAAGGAATATTGAAGAACCCGATAATCATCAGTAGGGGTCGGCCATATATTAAGCACAGGTATTAATGACTTATCAAAATAGTAAGTGCTAGGTCTTCCTTGTATGAATTTCTGGGAAAAAGACAAATAAGTATCACGACTGACAGGACTTATTTTTAAATCTAAAATGTTATTAGTAAAATAAATTTCGTCAAGATCAAGCGTAAATCCTCCTGTTTCTCTAATTCTATACGCTCTAGCCTTAACAGGAGTCGGTACATCAAACCATGCTATTAAATTTGCTTGATATGGATACGCCGCCGGAAGAGTAAATACATTGAACCAGTTGACAGTATCTTGTGATGCCTCTAAAACCAAACTATACGGACGATTGGAAACATAACTCTGAATGCCGATAAAATTAATTTGTTGTGTAACTCCTACCCCATAATCATAAGAAATATTGCCATTCTGAACGTTCTGGGTACACCTTGTACCTACATTTCCATCAAAAGCAAGCGCAGCATTACCTCCACCGCCTCCGTCATAAGTCTGACCTGTGTTTGATTGCGGAGTTCCGTTTAATTGTCTTGTAAATTGACGTTGTAGCACATCTAATATATCAGTTATACTCGTGCCTAATTGATAACTACTTTGCCCTGTATTTAGGGGTAAATATAATTTATTAATCGTCCATAAATTAGTACTCTTGCTAATCCAGTCTAGAAGTAAAAAATTCAGACTTCTTTTAGCAGAATTTATCTGTACAGGTACTAATTGATCCCCGGCAAAGCCGATTCTCTCAAAACATTCAAGAATCAAATCGTCATTTTCCAACGATTGAAAATCATAAGTACCTGATACTATTGGCATTATTTACCTTTACGATGAAAACTTTTCAATGTTCTATCCAGTATTGCTTCTTTTCTTATTTTTGTATTTTTTGAATGCAATGCTTTATCCAGTTTTTTCTCAGGTATTTTTTTATCTGCCGGTACACCGAGTGCTTTATGCAAAGCACCTTTATTCTTAGTCGCATCTTTTATCCAATCTTTTTTCATACTCAACTCTGTGTTATTTCTACAAAACAAGGGGTTGTTATTACATTATTAGTCAAATAAACAATAATACCTGTAAAAGAATAATTTGTATTAGCAATCAATCCTTTATTTAAATCAGCTTGAGGAATAGCTACAAAAGGATTATTTATCGAATAATAATTACTACTTCTAGTGTTATAAGTTAATTCGTGTTTAGTAAGTAACTCCGACATCCTACCGCATATCCCGTAAATCAGAACATCACCTGCTGCCCATTGAGCTGCGGCAGTTAATGATGTAAGTTTAACGTGATAATCAGTCATGTTAAAATTGTTCATACTAGTTGTATTCCGATCATTTAGAATAACAGCTACATCACCATTAGAGCCGATACTCATATTAATCAGGATCAAAGCTCCGTCTGCTACAATCGATTCAACTGTATGATACAGATTACGTGTTACAACAGTTCCTGCGTTCGGTCCTGTTAAAACTTCCGTAATTTTTTTATCGTTGAATGTTCCGTTTATTGTAAAATTAATCCCGCTAATATCATTGGCAGAATCAAAATTAAGAGTTGACGCATAGCCCTTGCTTATAAAACTTACCGGATTATCCAGTAAGTTCACATCAGGATTTATAATAGCATAATCACCTATGCCATTATTATTAAACACGTTTATGTTAGCTATCTGCCTAAATACACTCATCTTAACTCTGTGTTATTTCTACAAAACAAGGTGCGTCAATAACACCATTTCTTAAATAAACTATAATCCCGATAAAAGGATAGTTTGAACTGTAAATGATACCATTATTCAGGTCTACCTGTTGAACAGGTGCTGCTTCATCATTAATAGCATATAGCGTACTGTCCCTCTGAGCATACAATAACTTATTGGTAGTAAGGGTACTCGGCATTTTATGCGATACTCCATATACCAATACTTCACCCGCTCCCCATGGACCACCGGCAGCTAATGACATGAGCATGACTGAATATTTTTTTAAATTAGGGTTATTAACATTATTTGTATTGTAATTCGTTAGAGTAATTGCAACACTTTCATTAGCACCTATTGTAAAAGCACCAACGGCAGCACCTCGTACAATTATTGAGGTGATAGTATGATATAAGTTAACACTAACAACAGTCGCTGCGTTTGGTCCGATCAAGTTTTCCTGCACGGGAATCCCATTATAAGTACCTATTATTTCAAAGGTAAAAGCACTTATATCCACACCGCTATTGATAACTATATTGGAGGCATAACCTCTGCTTATGAAACTAACAATACCATCGCCGTTAGCTAATATCCCGTTTGGTTTTAAAACAATCTTCCCTCCCGGCACAGGAGGGACTAGGATGTTAAAATCACCGACAGTATTTAGCGCATATGCTCCAATATTAGCTGCCTGTCTAAAAACACTCATTTAGATTTTTTACTCGTTTCTTTTTTAATAGTCGCACTAGTATCCTTTTTCGGGGCACTTTTTTTAGTGCCCTTACAAAGAATATTGGCAAGAGGTCTGCTATGTACTGCCATTTTATTCCTCTTACATGTTTAATGCGTAAGCACAACGCCAGTTTGTAACACCGAAAGAATACCTTTCTTTAGCTGCAAACCACATATCACGTGTAGCATTATCAACCCAGCTCCAAGCTTCCAACTTCTCACGCTCATAATGAATAAGTCCTCTTTCAGCATCGGTTATTATGCATGAGAAAGTAGGTGAAGTGATATAGTTGTTAACTGTAAAGCCACCCGGTAAATAGCTATCGTGATAAATTGCATTGATATCGTTTACACCGGCTAAAGCGTTATTGTTAATAGTATTTACAGAAGTTCTGTACTGACTATTGGTAA